ATTGAGATTGGTGCAAGACCTAACACTGGCAAGACATCGTTTCACGCCAGCTTAATTGCTAGTCCGGGCGGCTTTGCCCAGCAGGGTGCTAACTGTATCGTCTTGTGTAACGAGGAAGGCTACCATCGTGTAGGTGCTAGATACCTGACTGCCGCCACAGGAATGACTATGCAGGAGATTAAGAAGAACCCTGCCAAGGCTCGTGAATTGTATGAGCCAGTAAAAAACCGCATCAAGATTAAGGATGCAACAGGACGTGACATGAATTGGGTAGAGTCAATCTGCAAGTCTTACAAACCTGACATTGTTCTGCTTGATATGGGTGACAAGTTTGCAAAGGGCGGCTTTGCTAGACAAGACGAATCACTTAAGGCTAACGCCGTACACGCAAGGCAGATTGCCAAGCAGCATGAATGCGCTGTATTCTATATGTCTCAGCTATCTGCAGAGGCAGAGGGCAAGGTTCTGTTGAACCAGTCAATGATGGAAGGCTCACGCACAGGTAAGGCTGCTGAAGCTGACTTAATGATCTTGATTGCTAAGAACCCTGTGGTTGATGGGCAGGAAGAAGAAGATACCCAGCGTCACTTGAACGTAGTAAAAAATAAGTTGTCAGGTTGGCACGGTGTGGTACACTGTGAACTTGAATACAGAACAGCGAGGTATACAGTATGAAGCTAACACTTGATGTAGAGAATACAACAACAGAGCGTGGTGGTAAGCTACACCTAGACCCGTTTGAGCCTACCAACTCACTGACTATGGTTGGTATGCTTAGTGACAGAGGTGAAGAACTTATCGTCACCTTTGACCACAATGAAGTAGATGCCACCACTGACGGTCACGCTATCGTGCAGCAGTGGCTTGACGAGACTACAGTACTCATATGCCATAACGCAGCATATGATTTGCTGTGGGTATGGGAGTCAGGCTTCACCTATGATGGCGCAGTGTTCGACACTATGCTTGCTGAGTATGTGTTGCAGCGTGGTAACAAAGAGCCGCTATCTCTTGAGGCTTGTGCGGAACGCTATGAGTTGGAGACTAAGAAGCAGGACACACTCAAGGAGTATTTCAGAAAGGGATACAGTACTCGTGACATACCACATGATGAGTTAAGTGAGTACCTATCTGCTGACCTTCACGCTACGCAGCAGCTTGCTGACAAGTTAATATATCGTTTGAATACTCCTGCTGATAGCGGCTTACGTTCTACAGTAGACCTGACCAATCAGGTATGTGTAACACTTGCACGTATCTACCAGCGTGGCTTTGCTGTTGACCTATCTAAGTTAGATGAGGTGCGTAATGAGTTTGAACAAGAACGTGCAGACTTAGAAAAAGCATTGCAGTCACACGTGCGTAATGTAATGGGGGACACGCCAATCAACCTCAACAGTCCAGAACAACTAGGCTGGGTTATCTACGGTAGGAAAGTCATTGATAAAGCTGATTGGGCTAGCAAGATTGACCCTTACATGGATGACGTGTCATTTCGCAGTATGGTTTCCTATGGTACAGAACGCCTATATAAAACTGTAGCACAACAGTGCCACACTTGTAGTGGTACAGGTTATGTGCGTAAGACAAAGAAAAATGGTGAGCCTTTCGCTAAACCAAGCAGATGTGCTGAGTGTAACACTGAGGGGTTCCTGTTTATACCGTCCGATACTTTGGCAGGTTTCAAGTTCAAGCCACCGTCATCCAAATGGTTGAGTGCTAATGGTTTTAGTACCAGTAAACAAAACCTTGAACTACTTGAGGCAGGGGCTAAGTCCAGAGGTATGGATGATGCTGTTGACTTCTTGTACAAGGTACGCAGACTTAGTGCAGTTGATACATACCTATCTTCTTTTGTTGAGGGGATACGCAACTACACCAAGCAGGATGGCAAGCTACACGTCAGTCTATTGCAGCATCGTACATCGACTGGACGCTTTAGTGGTGCTAATCCTAATATGCAGAACATGCCACGTGGCGGTACGTTCCCTGTAAAAAAAGTGTTTGTGTCACGATTCGATGGTGGCTTGGTAATGGAAGCTGACTTTGCACAGCTTGAGTTCCGTGCCGCTGCATTTTTATCGCAAGATGAGGTAGCAATTGAAGAAGTATCTACTGGGTTTGATGTACACTCATACACCGCTAAAGTTATTACCGATGCTGGTCAGCCTACGAGTCGCCAAGATGCGAAGGCTCATACGTTTGCGCCACTCTATGGTGCAACAGGATTCGGTAGAACCAAAGCAGAAGCAGCGTACTACGAACACTTCAACAGCAAATACAAGGGAGTGGCAGCTTGGCATTCCCGACTGGCTAAAGAAGCTATAGAAACACAAAAGATAACCACGCCTAGTGGTCGTGAGTTTGCGTTCCCCGATGTGGTACGTAAATCTAGTGGGCGTGTGTCACACTTTACACAGATTAAGAATTACCCTGTGCAGTCATTCGCTACAGCGGATATTGTTCCGATTGCATTATTGCACATAGAAGACTTGCTAAAGGGTATGCAATCATGTATAGTAAATTCAGTTCACGACAGTATTGTTATTGACGTTCACCCAGACGAAGAAGCACAGGTAATCAACGCCATAGACTCTACTAATGGTAAACTACTTGAACTGATTACCCTAAGATGGGGTATCGAGTTTAATGTTCCTCTACTTTTAGAGGCAAAAATTGGACCGAATTGGCTTGACGTTAAAGACATAGCATGATATAACTATGTCTCATTGTTTTTATGAAAGGAGAAATATATGTCACAACTTACGACAATAGATACAAACAACTATGCCGCTATGGCAAAGGCTAGTGGAATTGCAAATGAAAAGCCAACAGGTTCTTCAAGTAGTTCTTTAGCACGACTACGCATACATCATACACCTCTTATGGGTTTAGCAGAAGTAAACGGCAAAAAGGTTAATGTTGAGGTAGTAGAAGGCGGTTCTTATAAACTGGAAATTCCAGATGGGCCTACCTATTACGCATCAGAAATTAAACTGCGTCCGTTTATGCAGCGTTTCATGTACAAGCGTTTTGTTCAGGCCACAGGTAAAAGTCCTAATCGCTACGTTAAAAGCATTATGACAGATGACGCTAAAATGGAATCTGACTTGAAGGACAACGATGGTGGTTTTAACTGTGGTAAACCCGCTGGTTACATCAAAGACTTTAAAGCACTGCCAGAGAAGATGCAAGACCTGCTTAAAGCAATCAAACGTGTCAGGGTAATTCTTGGTACAGTTGAGATGATTAACCCTACGGATGACAAAGGAAATCCTGTGGATATTTCTACAACGCCGGTTGTATGGGAAGTAGATAATCGTGATGCGTTTAAAGAGTTAGGTGGTAGTTTTGCTACGCTGGCTAAGATGTCACTGCTTCCTATTAATCATATCATCGACTTAAAATCTGATGAGCGTAAAATTCCTACAGGGGCATCTTACTATGTTCCTTTGGCTACACTTGATGTCAGCAATAAGTTGGAAATAGACAAGGAAGAGCAGCAGTTGTTTGGCGATTTTGTGTCTTGGATTGACAACTATAACAGCTACATTCTCAACTCTTGGTCAGAAAAAGCTAACGCTAAAATGGAAGATGATGATGTAGATGTAGTAGATAATATCGTTGACATTGAGATTGACGATGAGGATGCTGCTTAATGAATCATCCAGCTGAACTAACACTTCATCAGTACATGACTGATGCGGTTCGTGGTGACAGTGCTATGACTGAGGCTACCATTCAACAGGTAGCCACAGATGTAGCAGATGCACTTCGTAGACAGTTTGGCAGTGGTAAGAGTCGGGGCGATTTCAAAATACGAATGTCTAATGTGGGTCGCCCCACTTGCCAACTCTGGTATGAGAAGAATAAGCCAGAGGTAGCATTACCTATGCCGACTAACTTTATGATGAACATGATGCTTGGAGACATCGTTGAAGCTGTCTTCAAGGGGCTACTCAAGGAAGCAGGTGTTAAATATGAGGATACTGAAAAGGTCACTCTTGACGTTGGGGATACTAGCATTAACGGCTCATATGATATTGTCATTGATAATGCTGTCGATGATATTAAATCAGCTTCAGACTGGTCATACAGAAACAAGTTTGATTCCTTTGACACCCTTGCCAGTGGTGATGGGTTCGGGTACGTAGGGCAGTTAGCTGGCTACGCAAAAGCATCAGGCAAACGTGCTGGTGGTTGGTGGGTAGTCAACAAAGCTAATGGACACTTTAAGTATGTGCCAGCCACAGGTCTTGACATGGATGCAGAACTTTCTAAGATTGAGAATACAGTAAAGACAGTAGAGGAGAATAAGTTTGAAAGATGTTTTGAACCAGTGCCTGAGACTTTTCGTGGCAAGCCCACAGGTAATAAAGTCCTTAATGACGGATGTAAATTCTGTAGCTATCGTTTTGACTGTTGGACTAATCTTACTGAGCGTCCTGCTGTAATGTCACAGGCTAAGAACCCACCTACAGTTAGTTACATTGGAGATGTAATTGCTGCATAAGGCAAGGCGTATGGCTATAAAACATGGGTATCGCAGTGGGCTAGAACATAAGCTATCCGTTTACCTTGATGAACATAAGGTCAAGTATGACTACGAGAATATCAAGATTGAATGGGAAGACCTAGCCTACCGCACCTATACCCCTGACTTTGTACTCGACAATGGTATCATAATTGAGACAAAGGGCAGGTTCATGGCAGCAGATAGGCGCAAGCATATCGCCATTAAGAAGCAGCATCCCAAGCTGGACATACGCTTTGTGTTTACTAACAGCAAGGCTAAGTTAAGCAAGGGTGCCAAGTCTTCATATGCAGACTGGTGCATTAAGCACGGCTTTAGATACTATGACAGGATTATTCCTGAAGATTGGTTGAAGGAGAAGGGCAAGAACAAGCACCCAAAGTTTATTAAGTTTGGTGGCACAAAAGTGAAAAGGAGATAAGTATGAGTATGATGGAGAAACTAGCTAACGAAGTAAACGAGGAAGATTTCCTTATCCGTGTCAGGCCATTCGCTGATGACGATGGTAGGTGGTCAGGTGAAGTTGACATATCCATTATGGCAATGCCAGACAATCCTATGGATGATGAAGATTATTATCAAGTCATGCACTTTGCTAAGATGATGTGTGCTTCCGTACCTGTTATGGAAGAAGTGGAAGAACTACGCAATATTGTACACGAATATGTAACAAAAGTTATTGACACGGAGATGGATATTGATGTAGAACTAGAGGAAGAAGCAGGTGTAGAAAAGACGTATGACGGTAACGTAGTACACTTGTCCTTTAACACAAAGACAGGGGGTTCAGCATGAGACATGATGCATTTATGAAGAAGATGGAAGAAGCAGAACAGGCAGGCAAGGTGGCTTGGGGTAATGTTGATATGGTCAACAGTCCACCCCACTATAACCAGACAGGTATTGAATGTATTCATGCTATCTCTGCTGCCACTGGTGATGGCTTCAAGTATTATCTGCAGGGTAACATTATGAAATACCTGTGGCGTTTCGACTACAAAGACAAACCACTAGAGGACTTGAAGAAAGCACAGTGGTATCTGGACAAGTTGATTGAAGAGGTAATGGCTAATGATAAGAGTTAAGATGTTCATTACCTTAGACGTAGATGAAGAGGAGTACCCTATCCCTGCCGATGGTAGAGTGGGTGAGGAATTAGAGGATGGCATTACCGAATACTTCTATGATATAGAGGGTGCCACTATCAAAAACATTAGAACAGTAACGGAGTAACCAACATGATAAGCAATCAATTACCAACAGACTACCAAAACTTCATAGCACTTTCACGCTATGCAAGGTGGAAAGAAGACGAACAGCGAAGGGAGACATGGGGTGAAACTGTCGCAAGATACTTTGATTATATGGCTGACCATTTGCTTAATAACAATGGCTATA